ATGGCTTTTTTCACTATAGAAAAACGACTGCGTAGCGACGGCACATCCAGATATAGATGCACTGTTGGAGTGAAAAAAAACGGAGTTTATGAGCACAGAGAAAGCCGAACTTTTACAAAGCAAACTATCGCAAAATCATGGGGAACCAAACGAGTCGCTCACATCGAAGAGTTCGGCATTCCTCAAAAAGTTAATTCAGCGATAAATCTTGCTAAGTTGATTTCAGATTACATCAACCACCCGGATGTAAAGCTGGGAAAGACAAAGCGCGAATCTCTTACACGGATAATGAAAAGCGATTTGGCAGAAGCTCAACTACATACAATCACATCGAAAGATTACATTGAATTTTGTCAGATGAGAAAGGCGCAGGGGTGTGCACCATCAACCATCTCTAACGATATTGCGTTTATCTCAACAGTTCTGCAGGCAGCAAAGCCGTTGTTTGGTATCGATCCAAAGATCGATCAGTTCAATGAAGCAAAGCAATGGCTAAAACAGATGAAAATGGTTGGTTCATCTAACAAGAGAACCCGCCGACCAACCACTAATGAATTTGATCTAATACTCAACGGGCTACATGAAAAATCAAAAACAGCATACAGTGGAGCGCCATTTGGTGAAATGTTCCTGTTGTCAGCATTAACATGCACTCGAATCGGGGAGTTGTGTCGAATTCTGTGGGACGATATTGATGATGACCAGAAGGCCGTGTTGGTCAGGGACAGGAAAGACCCGAAAAAAAAGATTGGAAATCACATGTATGTTCCCCTGCTCGGTGAGGCATGGGATATAGTGCAGCGTCAGCCTCGTAAAGACGCGAGAGTATTTCCTTACAGATCGAGGAGCATCACTCAGACATATAGGCAGGTTAGGGATAATTTAGGAATAGAAGACTTGCGGTATCATGATCTACGCCGCGAAGGGGCTAGTCGATTATTTGAAGCTGGATTCTCTATCGAAGAAGTGGCGCAGGTGACTGGGCATCGTTCACTAGATTTGCTTTGGCAAGTTTATACCTCATTATTCCCTAAATCATTACATGAAAAATACGAGAAATTAAAAAACATAAATTCAAAGGAATGAAGCCATGAAAACTATTGATTATCACGGAACGACAGTCTACGTACTCGACGACAACGACATGCTGACTGATTGCCCTGTCAATTCATACGCAGTAATCGAAGATAGCGGATTCTATGTCGCTGTACGCGTCGGGGGGAGTGACGCGCCAGCGATTCATATAGACCCTGTGCCGACTTTAGAAGATGCGCTCGATATCATAGCCGGCCGTCTGTCGTTTTTTGCGTGACGTTAATTGGCGCCTGACAGCGTGTATGGGGGGAATTTAAAATAGTACCATTGGCCGTTAATTTTCCACTCCCATTCCATTTGCACAACGGTTCCCACTGGATAATCTCGACTGCTGATTGTTGGCGCTCCGTTCCCGTTTTGCGCAGAGCTCGCATCTGCGCACGTCAGATACGTTACATTATTGACTACAGAGTACCGTAGCCCCCCTGTGCGCTCGTCCTGTATATTGTATAAATTGAGAGTGGCAGATGATGGATTACTCGGAGTTCCATTAATCGTTGACCCACCCGCTGTGGGAATGATATTCCCGCTAGCATCACGCAGCCGGAAACGACTACCCTGAATCGCAGGGGTTTCTGACCCGATTAGTGGGATTCTAGGGTGGATGGGATTTGATTCGTTATATCTGCTAGCCATAAATCCGACTAGATGCTCGGCGCTGACATACGCCATCCATGCCATTGAGCCAACAGCCGAGTCTGTATCATACAGCGGAGAATCCTCAGCATTTGTCGGGCCTGCGGAGAAAACCCGTTTAAACGTCCCGTTGTCGTTAATCCATGCCTCAGCAATAGTTTTAAACGTCCCGTTATCGTTGATGCTCAGCGCTGTAATCGGAGCGAAAACGCCCCCCTTCTCTCTGTAGATTGCCATTATGATTCCTCTCGATACCACATATGGCCAGCAGCGTAGCCCGTAGCGTCTGTTGGGGCGACAGATGTCGATACGGTATACCCGACGCCCAAATTATCTCGCGCAGTTGGTTTGTTCGGCACGTCAGCCAGATTCTGTGATTTCTCCAGATAGTCGCCGCCTGATTTTGCCCAGGCACTGAACACTACAGGGTTAGCCGCAGTGTCAACGCAGTAGCGGTGATACACATCAGTCGTGTTGTCCGGGTAGAACGTCTGGCGAATGCCTGCGTCGGTCGTTCTGATAACGTCCAGCATGCCAGCAAGTGCGACGGGATAATTCCGTGCTAGCGTTGCGTTACTCGTCAGTGATTGAAATTTGCGACCGAGCGAAATTACAGTGTTCAGGTTTTCGGTGCCGAGTGATGCTGTAGACTGCGGAACTGCGCTAACATCAGCCGCTGTGAGTGAATCTCTCGTCGCTAGCGCCCGTAGCCCCAGATTATTCCGCGCCGTCGCTTGAGCGACTGTGCCAGCGTCGGCAATCTCAGATAGACGTTCGTTAATCTGTAGGTATTTCTCAACAACGATTTTCGGTGTGATAGTGACGGGGCGAGATGCAGTAACACCAGAATAGCGGCCCGTCACGCTGGCCGTAGCCGTCCCCGCCCCCACGCCCGTCACGGTTCCGTTAATCACACTCGCTATCTGTGCGTCGCTGCTCGCATAGTCAACTGGTTCTGTATAGCTTGTTGGTGTGAACGTAACGGCCAGGTTATACGTGTCCTCAACCTCAATGTTGGGTATTGCGGCGATAGAAGTAGTAGTGAGGAAAACATACTGATTTAGCGTGACGATTTGCGTTAACCCTGTACTGATCGACGCAATGATTGTCTGAGTTCCCGTTTGTCCTGCCGCCGCTGTGTATAAACCAGTTGAACTAATGCTGCCCAGTGCCGAATCACTGACAGACCATGAAACGGGGTAATCATTTTGAAATTCTGCTGGTAGAACTGCGGCTGAGAATTGCCGTGTGGTACCGGAATTGACGATTGCTGACTGCGGTGTAAGAACAATTGCTGTGGGGGTTTGTGCGCCTGGGGTTGATTCAGCCCTGTCCGTTTTAATAATGTACATCGCTGACACGTTACGGGGGCGTGTCTCGTCCGCTGTTCGTGTGACCCTTGATGAATCAAGACGCGCAACAAACCCTGCCCACCGCGCCTCTGAGGTTGCATCATACCCCAGAGCGCTGCGACGATCATATGAAACGGCCCCGTTAGGGAATCCCCCTCCAATCGTCATATCATCAATAATCCATTCCCCGACAATTGGTTGCATCGCATCATTTTGCATGCTCCCTATTTCTCGGTCTGGCTCCGTATCGATTGTTGATCCATTGGCCCAAGCACGTACGAACCTGCCTCGATAATCAGGGACTCGTCCGCTGGGAAACATTGCAGCTAGTTTCGGGTTTTCGTCCATATCGAATTGCTGGCCATTCAGTTCCAGCCACCCATTCGGTGGGGTTTCCGACGGCCACATAATGATTGCACCAATGGGCAACAAATACGGCGTCATGGCAATTTTTAGTTGCTCATCGAGATAGCTGGCTCCGTCGTGCAGTCGGCGAGGAGTAATGGCCTCTTGACTACCTGCACCTAGTATTGCCTCATCCTTTGTCGCTTCACGCTGAATATACGGTTGCCAAAATGATGGGGTAGTTCCCGGCACCACCCTGTTGTTATCAGTTAGTGATAAATACAGCGCATCGTTATGCCGAACAACAGTTCCAGTTTCGTACGGTATTGTATTTTCCCATAACGGATATCCATAATTTCTGTAATGATTAACTACAGATGATATCCCCCCAATAATTTCACTGACCTGCTTATCATTATTGTCATCCAGCGATAGACCAGCCCCTTCAACTACAGCGACTAACTCACGTTGAATAACATTAAACCAGCCAGCAGGGAGAATTGTTGGTTGAATTCCTGCTGCGACAACACCATCAGTGAATTCGTCATCACTATTTGCCGTATTCGTTATTTTATTAATTTTACGCATAAAAATGCTCTCTCCAAAAAACAAAAAAAACCGCATTAGCGGCTATAGTTGTTTTATTTCAGGATTTATTTAGCTGGGGATATGGTGTTGCAGTAAACGTTGCTGCTCATAACTGCCGGTTTAGGCTCGGCACGCTCAGGCATATTGACGCGAACCTGAATGAACAGCCCGCGCGGTACGTCGATCGGCGCTTGGTCCGGCCACGTATCTTCCAGCGCGTGTCCCTTTTTCGGGTCAAACGGTTCTTTGTCGAGCGTCAGCCTGTTTTGTGCAAACGGCATGGCGTCAGGGTGGACGCGATGGAACGTGTAGACAGTCACCGAACCATCTTTAGCAACTTCGTAATTGTTCCAGAGCAGCGCCTTGTCGTTGCGACACACCGGATTTTTAATGCCGCCGTCAATGCCGTTCCAAGCCGGATCAGCATTCATCCCCTGACATCCAGTGATGCGGTACACACCCTCACTCAGTCTCACTACGTTAACGCCCGCCGCTTCGTCTGTTGTAGTGAATGAGCCGTCAGCGTAAATGTTAATAACGGGACTCGCGACTAACAGCGCCCCCCCGCCGCCAACAGTTGTATTCCCCGTGTCATAAACTTTTCGCCACGAACGCTTAGCGCCATTTGCCAATCCAGTGTGCCACATAGTTCCAGTCAGCACATTGATTGCGATGGTGCCAGTATTGTCGATAGCGTATGACGAGTTGAATAGTGCCATATACAGACTAACGTCAGGCGGCGAATCGATAGTTTCCGGCGCTGACCGGAAAAATCCAGAGCCTTGAGTGATATCGTAAATATTATTTATGAACGGTGAGTTTCTAATTCCAGCCCCATACGTGGATGGATTAGTTAATGTTTTATCGTCCCAATCAAAATGCCAACCACCCCACCCATCTACAGATGAATATGTTCTAGTGTATCTATTTCCTATTGTTGGGCCAAAATATGACGTAACCTCTAAAACACCAAAAACACGGCCATTACTAACAATGGTTGTTTTCCAATCAATAAGACCGTCGTTAACTGGTAGTTTCGTAACGGACGTATCGCCAGCTATTGCATATGCCCCAGAGGGTGTTGACGCATTGAAAAATGTCTCATGATTTGCATCAACTATTGTCTGCGCTCTTCCACCCCAGCCGAACTCCCCTTTTTTCATCGGATTTGGCAGATTTACGCTATTCCATCCGGGCACCCAGTCGCCCCACGCATTGTCTGAAACCGCTTGCTGTACGAGGATATAGCCGCCGCCAATAGCTACTCTATTAATGCCAGCCCATCCGGTTGAATCGTTCCAAGAACCATTTAGTATTAGTGTAACTAAGGGGTGACCAGGAAGCCCAATTGCATCACCGTTGCAGAGGCCGAAAATTGTACCTTTTCCGTAAATGGCGCTCGGTAAACCGATAAGCGGTGAGCCTCTCAAGTCATTAACACCGCCAATTCCGAACTCTCCCTTCAACATCGCCGCGTCAGTTGCGCGTTTTAAATATTTTGTCCTGTTTGCCAATGCCTGCGCCTGAAAATTAGCGGGGCCATTAGTTCCGGCCAAAACAGCGGTGTCTATTTGCAGTTCTGGAATTTTAGCTGTGAATTCGTCCAATTCATTAATTGGCGGTAAATCATTTGGTGTTATTTCTGACATGCTCAACCTCGGAATTTATTAGAGCCATTAAATTTAATAGCGCCATTGAATTTGGTTCGATTAGATAATGACGATTCGATGTTTTCCCATTCATTCAATTGATTTAAAACTGTAGCCTGAGCCAAAACGTCATAGCCGATACTAAAGATGGGCATTACGCTAAATTTGCCATCACTGTCAGTTTCTGCAACGGCTGTTTCGGTTCTTCCGCCGGACAATGAATAAAACAATGTGACATCTATACCCGACACAACAATTCCAGCGTTTGCAGTCAAATCACCGGATAACACGCCATTAGACAGCGTCAGAGTTAGTTTTAAGTTTGATTCAATCGTGATTTGAAAAACCGTATGCGATGGGGAAAACGCGTTCAGACGACATCTCAGCAAACGGATAGAACCATTGGGATTATCTTTGGTAATCGTTACCAGCCAGACAAACGGCCAGAACTCCCCATTTAATGGGTCACCGCACACGGATAGCCCCGCCCTAGCCTGCCGGTATTCCGTTATCGTGACTTCATAGCCCAGCATCGCCGCTAATTCGATGAAATACGTTTTGGACTGCCCACCCGTACTCAATAATTTTGTTACAACGGCCTGTCTGCGCTGTTCTATCGTAACGATATCCCCGATGGCACAATCATCAGGTAACCCCAGCGTTGCTTCCCACTCAGGCAGTAACATCGTTGCGGTTGGAGGAAATGCGCCGGTAAGAAGCTCGTGTGCAGTAACGTCTGTTGCATGAAATGATTGTGCTAACGCTCGTAATAATGCGTATTGAATACCATCGACGCTGCGGGGCCATGCCATGCCCGTTGGCATGAGGTTTTGGAGAGCATGGGTATAGTCATCAACATCGTATTGATTCATAAGTAGCTGACCTCGCCGAGCACTGGCAACTCACCAACTCCCAGCACAATGTTTGCTACCGGCGATTCCAGAATGTATCCGGTTGTCCCATTTACACCGCCGATCGCATAATTCAGATCAGAGAGTAAAACTCGGCCCGTTCCGTCAGGGTTGCCGTTTTCAAACAGAACCGCGTTGAGTGCATCGCGGATCGCCGTTTTAATTGATGCAGGCGCATCAGATAATCCGCTGAGCGTGATATCAACAGTCCGTTTTATCGGTGAGCATATCCAGACCAAGGCTGTGACAGGTTGAAGCGGGAAAATGTAATCAGCAACGCGCCCCTGATCGCCTGTTGCTTTATACGCACCCCAATCTTCGAGACGGGAAATACCATCCGTGCCAACCGGAAAACCGTTGTTAGTCTTATCATCCCCGTCGCACATGATGTAAACACCCACAGTACCGGGTCCTAGTGCTCTACGTCGCACCCACACTCGCGTAACACCGGGCACATCCAATGCCCATTTTTTGTAATCAGCATCACTACCACCCTGTGGGGGATTCTGGAACGCGGATAATATACGTACGCGGAAAGACTCTTCGCTCTCAAGGTCTGCGCCTCCCGTTGCGGGAGTACTCATAATGTTTGTAGACACAACGCCAGCAAACGACCTATCTAATGTCAGCGCTGTGCCAACTGGTGAATTTCCCGCGTTCCCGCCGCCTGTTACATCAATCGCTATATCAGAGAGTACGGCGGTAATCGCTATCGTTTCCGTTCCCGTACTGCCGATCGTCACATCAGTATCAATCCGGTATTGGTAGCCATCGCTGCGGTTCAGTAGTGAACCCGCTGGTATAAACGCGCCTACGTTCCCACTAATTTGATACTCAGCAGTAGCTGGTGTAGGTGGTTTGCGATAAACACTCTTCATCGCTCCCCATGCAGCTAACCACTCATCTGTGGCGGTAAACGGGGTTGCCTGTAGCGCAATATAATCCAGATACGCGTTATGCAGGTGTGCCATTCCAGCATCAACATCAGCAATAACACTCAGGTTTGAAAACCTCAGCAGGCTACCGACAGACTTCAGCTCGGTTTGCAGGAAAACACGGTTCTGTTCACGCAACTCTGTTAGTGTTTTTCGTTTAAATGGCATTGGTTTTTTGCTCCCATACCCAGAAGAATTTCATTTCCTCATAGCTATCCCCATTCGGACGGGAATAGCTGATCGCCATGTTCAAGCGGGCGGGAAAAACGATTTGTGTAACGACATTGAGCGAGCCGACAACACCATCATCAATGAGCCATTGCAGGGCCTCTGTTGCGTACACCTCAGCATTTAACGCCACAGCAGTTGTCAGCTTTTGTCGTCGTAACAGCCAAAGACGTGAACCAATCAGGTCTTTTTCGCCAGAATCCCCCCACCATCCCCGCCTGTCCGTGCTCTCATAGTTATCATCAGCACGAGCAAGACGGTCGGTAAACAGACTGATGATGATTGCAGTTTGCAAATCGTCACCGCTCAGCAATCGCCCCTCACCTGCAATCCAATCCGCATGGATTTCATCAACATTCCAGAAAGACTTGATATCTGTCATTTGACCTGCCTCCCTGGCGCGTTACTTGTAATAGAGGCATTACCCGGCTGAACGTTATCAACGCTATGGTCATGCGCGTTATACGCATCACGCAGTTGTTTCATCGTTGCCGTATTGCTATCGCAATTATCAATAATGTCGCCCGTAACCATGAGCTTGGGGGTAATCAGCCTGACCTCATCTGTTGCCGTTGCTGTCAATTTGGTTGCGTTATTAACTGTAACCGGCTTCCCGTTCGCCTCAACAATGATCCCCTCTTCTGTCATGTGAATAATCATTCCCCATTGGTTGTAGAGAGCAACTTCACCTGGCTTTAAATCCCTATGCCGATATTCAGGATGACTACTGGCAAGAATCACAGCACTAGAACGATCACCGCCCAGAAACCCAATCACAACGTTTGTACCGACTGGTAATCCAGACGAAAAACCGAATTCCGCCATCCGAGGTGTGTTACCTACAACCTCCAGAGGCGTTTTGTATTGAACGGTTTGCACAACGCCGCCATCATCCTGCGCCGTGATTTTCCCCACGCCGAGCATCATGGCCACGCGAGTTGCCAGCCGACGAATAAAATTGTTATCAATATTCATTGGTTGAACGCCAAAAGTTGCTCATAGAAATAATACGGTTGGACGCTGAATGCAGCGGGCGGCATTAGCGTCATTCGGGCGTGAGTGCCTTGTCCGTCGCGAATGTACGTGACCTCAGATAAAATCCATTCTTCGTCAGCTAACCCTAGAACGGGGATTTTTATAGGGATCAATGTATTGGGCTCCCACAGTGCTCCCGCGCTGTCGCGCCAACTGTCGATCGTGACGTTCAACTGACGCGAACGCCCATATCGGCGGTTCATTTCCCAGTCAATTGCTTTTTGAGATTGGTTTAGCGCATTCATTGTGCTTTCAACGATTACGATTCGTTTCCGATTGCGCATTTTTGCAGCTTCTGGATCACGCGCAGTAGCCAGCGTAACGGCATCGTACCCACCAACCAGCACTTGAACTCCCGTTATCGTCATTGACACGCCGATATATTCAGAAAACCGCTCATCCATTGAACTGCTGAAATAAGCTGTTTCTACGTTTACGCCCTGCGCTACACCGCTGGCTGCTTTTTTGGTTCCGACGCGAGTGAGGTACAAATTTCCGTCTGGCAGGTCGTAGTACAGCAACGCAGAGAACCGGCTAACCCGATCAATGATCTCCTGTGCTGATTCCCCCCAGTTCAGGGTGAATTGGGGTATGGCCTCAAGCCCTGTCACATCAGACGATACGGAAATACCGTAAGGCTGAGCCAGATTTCTGGCTAACTGGATAGGGTCGGACATATTAATGACGTTGTTAGGCCACTCAGCCGAACAGTCAACGAGGTCCTGGCATTTGCTGCGGCCTGTTACTCTGACCTCATGACGAGATCGGGAGATCATCGGACTCCACTGATCAACGTACCCCGTCAGAACCAAATCGCCGCCCAGTCTCACCGTACATTCATCGCCGGGGTTAACTAATTGCCTCTCATTACTTCCGGGGTAATAATCCATCAGCGATAAATCGAAATCAGACGGAAATCGCTCTATTCCGCGCGTGACGCGCACTTCATCCCAGCCGGAGAGTTGTTTCCCTCCGACTGTCAGCACTAATTCATCTGTCATTTTCGTAATGCCGTAAACGTTGTGGGCATAAATGCCGGGTGACGGGGATTGGTTTCTTGTATTAACTCATCGCTTCGCGTTGCATCCTGATACAGGCGATTTGCCAGCGTGAGCGATGGGAGCGTTTTCGGGACAGTAACCTGCATCACGCTGGCCAGCGTGTCGCTCTTTATCCGCATTGCGTCAATAAATGATTTACGCAATTCCAGTAATTGGGCATAGACATCATCCTCACCACGATTACCCACATTAACGAGTGCGTCATCCAGCGCTTCACATACGCGATTTTGAAGCGCCTTTGCCTCATCGCTACTCGATGGGTTGTATTCAACGGCGGCACTGACCATCGCCGCGGTGCATAGCACAATAATGAAAATGACTGCGCTGTCGGAAACGTTGCGATCAGCTGATGTCGCATAGAGTGTTGAATCGCCCAGCGTGGTTAAATTCTCCAACGCTCGCACCCTATCCTCTAGCCCCCCGCTACTATTCAATATTGCAACCACCGCAACGTTAACAGCCTCAGCAAAACCCTCTATCGATGATGCATTTCTTACATCGTTCGTTTTCTCTAATATAGACTCACGATCAACAACCCCCTGAGCCATTACCTGGTTAGTTAGAGACTGATAATTATCAGCGTCAGTATTTCCACGGTTATAGCGCCCGTATCGTTCACTGCCGAATGTACTACGCAGCGTATTTCCTAGATTAGTTACTTCGCTTACTGTGCTGTTAACCATATTTACCCAGAAATTAGCTACGTTTTTAATCGTTTTAATGGCCTGCGTAACGCTACGCATTTCCCCCTTAACCTGCGCAATAAAAGTAAGAACAGCAATACTGGCTGTTTTTAGAAAACCGTCTTTGACTAACGTTGCAGCCGCGCTATTTCCTGTAATGGCAAAAACCTTTAACCCAGATTCAATGATGGTCAGGCTAAATTCAAATATGCGCCCCGAATCCATACTTTCGCTGATCCGCAACCCACCTTCAGGAATGCTGACCGTTAACTCTCCCAGCGTCGGGTGAATTAATGTTCCTGAGCCAAATGCCTCACACGCTGCAATCAGTGATTCACGCTGTTTAATGACATCTGGTGCGTTATATTTCGCACTGTCCTGAATAAGGAAGCCTTTTAGTGTCATTTTTCGCGTTGAACGGCCAATATCTTCAACCCACGCCGTATCTCGATACGGGTATTCATGTACAGCTTGACGACGCCCAAATGCGCCATCTGCGGCAACTACCGCAAAGGGAACACCGCGAAAACTGGCTTGATGCAGGTGGTCTTCCCATTGCCATTTATTCCCCGTTCCACCAAGAACCGACTGCAAAGCATCATGAACTAATGGCATTTACTTTTCTCCGGGCGTAAAAAAACCCCGACTGGCGGGGCTTTTTTTTAATATTGGCATTTAAATTTACTTCGCGTATTCAAAACCCTTTAAAGACTCCTGAGATTCTTTATCTCCACGCAAAGCCATATTAACTCTGGCATATACCATTTTTGAGGATGAATCACAATTTTTATTTTTGTTGTGATATTTAAATTTAAAACCATCAAACGAATATTTTAGGGCTAAGCCTTCTAGAAACCCCTTATAATCCTTGCTGTCATTTCTAGAGTTCAACGCCCCATATATATCATTTTTCACTCTACCATACTCAGAAGATAATGTTTTATCTTCATCCTCACCTCGACTTATTTTATCAATTGCAACCTGAGAACTATTGCACCCCATAAGCCAAAACTTTGTTATATTTTTAGCCATTAAATCAACATCAATATTTTCTCCATTCCTTTCTAAAGAATAAGAAAACACAGAGTAAATCATCATTATGATAAAAAAAACAAATTTCCTCACCTTAACCACCTTCCATTTATAAAACATGGTTCAATTATTAAGGCTAGCTCTGAGCAAGCCATTTATTTTGCTTTTAATCTCTTTCTCATTGAGTTTAAAACTTTTCTTTAGGAGGTCTAACTCACTAGCTAGTGATGTGTATTTATCTTTTATTCCGGATTTATTAATAAAATCGTGTGCATCAAAAGCTTTTTCATTTTTTGGGTCGCTGGTATCAATTATTTTTCCAAACTCACCTGTTATGATGGCGACAACATGCTTACACATCACTCCCGCTCCCACCGAGCCAGCCATGCAGTTGCAAGAAATCCTTATTCCGCTACCTTTTTTGTAAATCGTTATATTATAACACCCATCATTACTGCTACTTTTTGCAATAAGTTCATATAGCATAATAAATCCCTCGCCTCCTGATTGCGTTTTTTTTGAAAACATACCACCAGTTGACGCAGGGATCTACTTCCGCTATCTTCTTTTGCACGAGGCGTCGAAACCTCTTCTCAACGCGGCCAGAACCAACCCCGTTAGTGTTGGATTTTTTATGCCTGTCATTCAGTGAACGCAGTATGCGGTCACACCCCGAATCAAAGTCGGGAGGGCGACGAATACAACACCCGCAAGGGGAATAAGTCCGCGGTCTCGTTGAGCCGTTTCGAACCTCCCGGCACCACTCCGATAGTGGTAATTCGAAAAAAATCAACGAGGTCATTATGACTACCCAGCCATCCGTAGAAAACCTGTCTATTACCACTTACAACCAAGTTCCCGTTATCACTTCCGAGTTAATGGCTAAACTTTACGGAACTGAGATAAAGAACATTCAAAACAACCACGCGAGAAACCAAGATAGGTTTACTTGTCGCAAACATTACTTCAAGGTTGAAGGAAAAGAACTGACAGATTTGCGACTATCTTTAAGCGAGTCACAAAATTTGCAACCATCTAAAAGAGGGTTACAAATTTCCCCCAAAACTCGTAGCTTAATTCTCTGGACAGAACGCGGAGCCGCCCGTCATGCCAAAATGCTCGAAACCGATCAGGCGTGGGAGGTATTCGAGAAGCTGGAAGATTGCTACTTCAGCCAACGTGAAAAAGCTATCGAAGAAACTCCGCGCAGAATTCGCCAATCCACGGCCAAACAATTAATACCGCTGCGCCAGACTGCCGAGCGACTTATCGCTACAGGTATGGGTAACATCTACCCTGATATCTGGAAGCTCGTCCACCAGAGATTTGACGTTGAACACATCCACCAGTTGCCGCCAGACCAGATTGGCGAAGCCATAGAATATCTGGATGCGCTTGAAGGCGAGTATATCGGGAAGCAAAAACAGCCTGTAGCCCTGCCGATATCGTATCCCATGGAATACTTTGACCAATTCAAATGGATGATGGGGCAAAAGGCATTCAGTGCACCGTGGAACTACCCTGCTGGTATGCTCGTTCCTAACGGTGATTATCCCAATCCGTTGGCGTTGTTACTTCGCGATCTTAGAACCGCAGGGTACGAGGTGGAGGCTGCACAATTTCAGCTTTTAGCTCTACAGCATCACCTTGAAATGTTTAGGCACAAGGTTGATAGAATACAACGCGCCATAAGGTAATGTTTGTGGCGCAGGGATGCGCCATTTATTATGAAAACCGCAAGGGTGCCTCGATCCGTCCCCCTCTTGAGGTGTACTGCTGTTGCTCGCCCGTCCTGCCATTAATTAGAGTCAGTTCTATCTGCATCTTCTGGTCTTCCATTGCAGCCCTGAGAGCAGAAGAAAGATCGTCCTGATTCGTTGATGCTTTCGTCATGGGTGCGTTTATATTTAACTCATCATTTTTCCTCTGATAGCTCAGAATGCTATCGTCACGCTTACCACTCCACCGGTTGTCGTTAATGGCACCATCTATACCGTTAAAAATATCAGTGGAACTATACGGTTGAGCACCATTCTCATGTTTAATCATTGCGGCCATCAGAGTTTGTAACACACCAGGGTCATGAAGATTCAATCGCTGCTTAGGGTCAAATCCGGTCATTTCAGATACCGAACGAATGTATGCCTGCGTATTGTTTTCATTTCGTGGGGCGTAAGTATGTATGATCCCATTCAACGTGTTATTGCCCCGATCGCCGTATAACATCAACTGCCTAGCCATTGCAGATAACCCGTCTTTGGAGTTCGCAAAGACAGAAAAGCCATTATTTTTACCAATCTCATTGGGTGCTGTCCGCACATTGCCGGGATTCCGATTCCGCAAGCCAAGCGCAGTGTTATATGCCTCATTGTGGGGTATTTTTTCATTACCAAAATCCTGAGGACGATTAATGGCTTTAATATCCTGTTGTAACTGATTTGCACGGGAAATTGGAGAGTAATAGGCACTCAATTTTTTTAGCAAATCATCAGAAGCGAACCCCAAGTGAAGATCAAGTTTTTCTTTGGATGAAAGCGTCTTTTTAAAATTTTCATCGCCGTAGGCTTTACGCAGCGAATCAGCCTGTTCGCCGCCCTTATTAAACCCAAGAACTTTTCCCATCGTGAAGTTATCTGGGCCATGCAGCAGGAGTTGCTTAATCTCTTCAACGGACTCCTTTACCATTTTTGACTGCCCCAACCATGACTGGCTTCTTAATGTCATGCCGTCCCATGCAGCAGAGATTTGATTTAATTGTTCTTTGAAAGCAAGCGCGTTTTGTATCTCTTTATCACTAAGGATTTGTCCGTTTCGCTGAGCCTGATCTTTAAGTTGCTTCACCCCATCCACTGAGTTTCTTAGCAAACTCAGCAAATCTGGAGATAACCCAAGCTTATTGGCATATAGTGCCTGAAGTCCAGGAGGCATCGATTGCATCACTCGGTTCAGATCATCAACTAGTCTCCCTACATCAGCTAGCCCCTCTTTTGTTTTGTGTATATCAATGCCCTTTTGCATCAACAGTGCTTTAAACGCGTTATTTTCTCCCCACAAGCCATCATTTGCTTTTGTGAATAAATCGCTGATTGCCGATTCAGAAGCCTCTCGAGCGCTGCCGTTTTCAATCATTGCCCCAGTAAGCTCCTGAAAGGCATGAGCAGTCATGCTGATATTCTTCGCTGTGGTATCAATGCGATAACCGTAATCCGCAAACTCCTTCAGGTTATTTTTAATAACATTGATAACCGTAGCGGCACCACCCAGCCCAAGCGTTAATCCCCCCACCATTTTCAGCGGGGGAACCAGATCGCCAACAAACTGAACGCTATCTTTGGCGTATCGAGATAAATTCTCGAATTTTCCACCAAGTTCATCAATCTCCTGACGCGAATCATCCCCGCCTAGCTTTAGCTTGTCTCGGACATTATCCAGGACAGGTCCCAATTGCTGCAGGGCATCCTCAATTAGAGCGATAGAGGCGCTAGCCTGATCATTAGCTAGCGTTAGCTCAAAATCAAATGAATTAGCCATTGTCACCCGCCTGAACCTTGTTAATTCGTACTGCTTGTTTTGACCACCACTGGAGCCTGTCTTTCGTCATATTCCATGCGACATCGGGCTGCCAGCGGTAATAAAATGTCACATCAGCCGCTAGGGTTTGCCAATTTCCGAGGGCTTCCAAGTCAAAAAACCCAGCAGATACTCCTGGCATTCTAGAAAATCTACATAATCCATTTTCTTTAAAATGCTTTCGGGGACGCTCGACACGAGCGAGATCAGTAAACGCATCGCAGCAATAGCCGTTCCCTTAGATTGCACCTCGTAAAACTGTTCTACTTGCGCCAGTACTGGGGCTTTAAGCTCCAGTTGCTCATAAACGATTTTCTGCGCGGTATCTTCAATAGATACCGCTAGAGGGATAATTTTGATCCGTTCCAACTCAGCCATAATTAATACTCCGAAACCTCGCCGCCTTCCCAACGCACGTCAAACTGTGCTTCTTCACTGTCAACTTCCTGAGCGTTGACCGTCCACATACCACGACCGATGATCGTTTTGCCGTTAGCCAATTCGGCAACAATGTTTACGTTCGTCTGATCGTTAAAATCGGCTACTGTAGTTCCGCCGCTATCACGGACCTGACAGGAAATAAACGGTGCGATCGGCTTTTCTTTATAGCCGTGCACACCATCCATTCCCGTTAGAGTCGTGCGCTCTACTTTTGACGGACGGTATTTGAACTGCCCGACAACCATTATTGTCACCCCATCGACAGTGACATACGCTGTACCGGCGAGACGGTTGCTTGTATCTCCAGCCATCATTCTTCTCCTGATTAGCTCGCCTGGAGGCGGAATTGATTGAGTAACGCAAAAATGCGCAGTTGATTAACCAGCGTCCCCGTCCAAAGCACGTCAATCCGGTTCGGATTCGATGTGCTCTTTTCTACAGTCAACTCACGCGCAAAGCTGGCTGCATCCTGAACGTAACCGTTACGTTCCAGCGTTTGGTATTGGGCAATCAACTCTGCGCGGATGGTGTTGGGCGTGACCATTGCCGAGCCAGGCGCGAAACGGGTGCCATTCGCAACCAACTTCATGCGGGAAAACTTACTGGTTATCTGGGTGCGCATATAACGCGTGACGAACATCAGCAGATAGAGTGTTTCCACCTGCAAATAGCTGTCATCTGCGTCCCCAAAGCTGTTTTTCTGATATGTGGTGATGACGTTTTCAACTTGTACCGTTCCATCATCTGCCACAGTGAATGTAGAAATACCGGAATAAAGCAGGTTGTTTCGCTCTGTCAGAGAGAAACGATCTTCCAGCGCCGGAGCCAGCACGCCATTAATCGGTAATGTTTGCGTCGGTCTGCCAGGGTCATTACGCAGGCTGGGAGCGATAGCGCCCGTCAGTGCAGCAGTCCAAATGTACGCCGGGGATGGAGAGCGGTTAATACCCAACAGCGTTTCGTGTTGGTTGTTGCGCGATTCGCCTGCTGCGCTCAGCGTTCCGTATGTTCCAGATAATGTTCCATACGAGTGGCCATACAATTGCTGATCCCACGACCAACGCCCGCCATTGTCGGACAGGAACGATTTGATAACATCCAGTGATGCAGTATCTGTGTAGGGATTAACAATAAAATCAAACGTTCTGTCCTGTAGATTCGCCAAACCTGCCGACATATCCGGCACGCCAGCGCCAGCCGCCATTGCAGTGATCGCCAGCCCCATTCCTGTCGGGGTGATTTCACCACCGGCACGGCCCAGATAGTTCAGCCGGATATCAATCCCATTGCCGTGAGTGCCTTTGTTTTTAGCTGTCAGCGTCACGGTATCGGTCGCAGCAACAGCAGTAACCGGGAGAGCGTTTTTAGCATTAATCGCTGACGCTAATGCGCTGGCAACATTATCAACCGTGTCAGTAGGCACAACGGTAAGCTGAACACGCACGCCGCCGATATAGACAGAAATAACGCCCGTTTCCGTAGCGGCTGAGTTGATTTTTATCTTCCCTGATGCGGCTGTAGCCCCTGCTGCGTCGGCTAGAGGCAGTAGCCAGATTTCCGCCGTGGAATCATTGGCAAGATACGCAGTCATCATGTTGTGCAGCATCGAACCTGAGCCACAAATTCCAGCGACCGTTGATGCAGATGACACCTTCTGGGGAATGTTGGCCTGTGCCTCTGCACTATCCAACTTTTGACCAATAATCAGCGTGCGCTGCGTCGTCGTTGCTGTATTGGCCATTGAGTTATCAAACTCAACATAAAACAACGGGGTACGCAGATTGCTGGGAATTTGTGTGAATGGGACTGCCATTATTTTTGCTCCCCATTGTTGGCGCGTTTTTTATCCGCGCCGGTGATGTTTTCTACCCGCTCGACATCACCGTCACTCACGCGACGATTCCAGAACGGATTGCTTGGCACCTCTGCGCCATCTTTAGGCAAAGGGGTGCCCTTAACAGGGCAGCGAACGCTACGCCCGTCTTTGGGTTTCACAAACATGGATTACTCCTGAAGATTGATTTTTACGCGAGGTTCAGGTGTGCCGGCTGGCATATCAATGGTGACATCTACGCCGTTAAGCGGGATTGAGTCGATAACGTAAAACGTTTCTGGGCCTTGGTAATATTCGATATCCAACTCCATCAGCAACTGAGCTATATGCCCCTCGCCACTGGCGTCAACATCAATCGTTGAGCGGATTTGGGCAAACTGCTGCGTTTGTCGGGTTAGCTCGTAGCTATTGATCAGCGCCCGTTCAATTTGCTCACGCAACTCTTCCAGCGCTTCTTCGGCTTTTAGTGCTCCGTTATCTTCTGTCTCATCATCCAGTTCCTGTAAACGACCAGTGACACGAACGGTAGTGACAGTATTGAATTGCGGAGCGTTGCGCCCCAGGGAGTTTTTTACATCAATCGGCGTCTGTACCAAAATTGCCGGATACATATCCTCTGACGTAGGCCAGTCACGCGGTGAATAGACACGATCGTCAGCTACAGTCTTATTTTTCAACGCGTCAATGACCAGCAACCGTATTCCTGCTGCGTTCATGTTTTCGTCCTGTTCAGAATGAGCTTAGTCCCACCGTGGCTGTCTGGCTGTATATCAGACACCGCAAACAATGTATTTACGGGTTCACCACCGACAACGCCAATGAATACACGATCGCCCTTTTTTGGCGGCGCGATAAATTGACTATCACGCACACCCAAAATTGGTGATGTGGTATTTATCGTGCTGCTATCATCAAGCGACTCAACCTGTTGAGTGTAAGCCCGGTCAAAAATACCGCTAATGGTGTACGGCGTTCCACTGGCTGGTCGGTATTCAACCGGGTCACCAAAAACATTATGCAGCGGTGCGAGTAAATGCTGATCCCAGTTGATACCCATTATCAGGCCTCTCCGCTCTCAGATTTAACGACAGAAGGTGCGCCTGAGGTGATAGTGGACTGGCCATCAGCTTTAGTGACGGTGACTTCCTGACTGAACGCCTCTTCCATTTCCTGTTTTAACACGTCCAACGTTTTAACAAAGCCGGAAGCGATAAGCGCATTGGCATCACTCGTTGATAACTCCACGCGCGCATTCTGCATATAACTCTGTCCGTCGTGACGAACGCTTTTCCCTTTGAGCACCACCACAGTGATCACATCGGTTGTTTTATCTTTTGCCATGATTACACCACCTTCGCGCAAAGGGCTGCGTTAACCCGGCTTGGGATAACGATCGGAGAAGACTGCATCAGCAGGAAGCGCTGCGCCGGGTCATGCTGCAGCCAGCTTTTTGGCGCATACGCCATCGGCCCGTAGTTGAAAGCGGGATCAATAATTGCACCAAACGCACGAGTGCCCATCAGATCGTGACCCGACATAACCACTGAACCATCTGCGATCATCGGATTTTCAACACCAGTATCTGGGTCAACGAACCAGTCGTTGTAAAGCCAGAGCGTGTACTGCCCCCAGTAACCTTTACAGACAGCGCCTTTCACAATCTGCGCGCCTGGATTGATGATGTTATCGGACGGATTCTGCGCTGGCAGGATAATGGCTCCTTTCAGCGACGTATCCAGCTTGAACGCACGCCATGAGGCGCTGGTGAAGATAATATCCGTCGCTTGTGCGCCAGATTTCTGCAGGATCAACGCCTGCCATTCTTCAATATCGTCCGTTGGCTGGGTGTTAGTTGCACCCGCGGTAACGCTGGTCGGCCATTTATCTGAACCGCTCAGCGCAATGGTTAATGACGGATCGCGACCAAAATCAACGACGGTAGTAGGGAAGCCATCGCCTTTGATAGTGACGGTGCCGGTAGCAATCGCACTGCAGCCCATCCACTCGAGGCGACGATTCAAAATATCAATCTGGTCGCCCATCTCGAACTGGATGTTCAGCATTTCACGCTCTGCGGCGGTGTATTCGCCGCCAATGCGCTCACCAATCTGGCGGCAGATCGGTTTACGCAGGTCAGGGGCGCGTTTGTCTTTGATGTACGCAGGTTTGAACTTATCGGTCTGGTAACGACGACTTTCCACTAATTTGCCTTCGACCAGCGGTGAGCAGAACGGCGCCATGCGGCGCAGGCCAATATCTACGTCAATCGCCACATACTCATCGTCACTAGTCACGATGTTCGGGAAAAAACGGTCAAGGATGAAGTTTTGCGACGTCATCAGATTAGGTACCAACCCGACCAGCGACACGGTATCGTAAATAGTTTGGGACATGGTTTATTCTCTCTGTGTCCCGACCTGTTGGCCGGGATAAATAAAAGACGCACAACGCCCTGCCCGGTAAGGAGCATGCGAAGAAGGCGGTTAAATTAAAACGGATGTTTAGCTGGCAGGTGCCTGAACGCTGTCGCGCAGGAAGATACCAAACGGACGGATCGCAGGCTTGAGCGTAGCGAGCGTCCAGCTCGGATCGAAGATAATGCGGTTCTGGTTGATTTCGGCCATCAGATATACGCCAGCTAACGTGTCCGCTACGGTGGCATTCACATCATCGGCCAGAATGGCTTTCGGTACCTGACTCCCGTCGGTCGCCGTCGCCACGCTCAGGGTGTATTTCCCAGAGGCGGTGACAACGCCCAAGACGGTGCCGCGCTTATAGGTTGCCGCCGTGCTGGTTAAAATCGTCACGGTATCGGATACAACCTGCAAAGGACCGGACAACAACTGATCCGGAATGAAGGTTTCGTGCTGCACGCCCGGCACCCAGGCATTTTGACCCACTGAATTTACAGTCATTATTTTTTACCCTTAACCTGGTTGTAGAGAGCGGCCGCACGGGTGACCACTGTGTTTGCATTCCCTGATAGGACCACATCGTCATGGCCCAACTGATGGTTTTCCACTTTAGACATACGCTCGTCCAGAGATAAACGACGAGGCTGTTGCGGTGCCTGCATCGGGCCGGAGCTTGCCAGCACGCGGATAGCGGCAGCTGAACTCATGCCGGTATTGATGGCCAACGAAACAGCCAGCGGACCTTTACCCGCGGCATATTTGCTGCCCAGAATACGAGAGATGCGGTTACGCTCAGCGTGGCGACTTTTTTTGACATCATGATCGTCTTCATCGTCGCCGTCATCCGCACCAGCATCATCATCATCTTCTTCTGCACGCTTAGATTTTTTGGAATTTTCCTTGTCGTCCTGTTCGTCGTCTTCGCCGTTTTCGTCTTCTTCAGCACGGCGGCCTTTCGCCTTTTTGGATTTTTCTTTCTCGTCTTCATCGTTTTCTGACGAGTTAGCGGAAAAACCAAACAGGTGCGCAAAACCTCGAATTTTCTTTGCCATCTTTACTCTCCAACTAATTGTAATAAATCGCGGAATGCCGCATCTGGTGAGGACACCTGATCGGCCAACCCCAGTTGCACACCTTCGCTGCCAAGGAAGCAGGCGGCTTCGGTATCACGGACGGTTCTTTCTGCTATCCCGCGATTGCGGGAGACGGTACTCACGAACAGGCGCCCCATTTCATCAATGTCTGACTGAATGGCTTTGCGCGCTGTGTCGCTTAAAGGTTCATAAGGGTTTGATTCAGCCTTGCGATCCCCGTAGGTGATGATTGTGACCTGCAACCCGTCGTTTTTGATCTTCTGCGACCAGTCAACATGCATGACGATGACCCCAACAGAACCGACACCGCCGGTGCGTGGAACAATGATTTTGTCAGCGGCGCTCGCCAGCGCGTAGGCCGCGGAGTAAGCGCTTTCCGACAGGATGGCCCAAATCGGCTTACTGCCGCGTGAGGCATAAATGACGTCGGCCAGATCAAAACATCCCGCAACTTCGCCGCCCGGCGAATCGATATCAAGACAAATGGCTTTGACTTCGCTATCGTTCAGCGCCTGGAGGAAACACGCCCGAATGCCGTCATACCCAGTCATGCCGCTGTAGGGGCGTAGCGTGCCCAATTTCTGCACCAGCGTGCCCTGAATCGGGATAATCGCGACCCCTTCCACAACGTCATAGCCTGTATCACGGGCTTGTCGGGTAAATTCGCTGTCATCATCATCATCATCCCAGTCAGACATTGACTGAATGCGTGTCAGGCCGAACCGGTCAGTGACCGCAGCTATCACGACTTCGGCTTTGCGAGGATGCAGCGCCAGCGGGGTGTTAAACAAGCGCTGCGCTAAATGGGGTAAATTCACTTTTCCTCCGGATTTTTAATTATTTCAGGAGCGAAGGTGTCCGCCTGCCCCCATGAGGGTACCGGCAAACCTCGTTCTTTGAACGCTTCGACTTCGCGGGCACGCTGATCGAGAAACTCTTCCCAGTCTTCACCTACGTTCTCCGAGACTTCCATTTCCAGCGTAGACATTCCTGATTCCATGCCGAGGATCGCACCTTTTTTCTCAGCAACGGGATCGACCCAGCCGCGACCCGGTCCCATCCACTGCGCTCGGCAATAGGCTGCTTTAGCGTCCAGAAACTCTGGGGCGCCAGCAGGCAATGGAACCTCCCCCAGATCGTGAAGTTCTTCGATAAAACCACTGAAGATGGGCTGAGCAAAGCCGCTAGCAAAATCATTACGGCGGCGTGTCAATGTTTTCCATGCTTCTAGCATCGCGGATCGGGCTGAGCTGTAGTTCACGTCAGACCAGTCCTGCGTCAGTTGTTGGGTGGAAATGCCCAGAGCGGCGGCACAGTTGCGAAGCGCTGCGCTTTCAAAAGCAACAAAGTTACTGACAGGGCGCGTAGCATTAACAGAAGTGATATCTTCACCCGGCGCGAGAATGGGAATCCGTGCGCCGCTTTGCAGTGACAGTCGATTATCTTTATGAAAGTCAGTACGCATATCCTGATAATCCAACACATCATCTGTCTGCAACGAGTCTGCAAACAACCCAGGGTCGTAAGGTGATGTAACGTATGCTCCGAACACAGCGTTAAGAATTGAGGCTTCAAGTTCAACCTCATCGTATTTGATCAGCATTTTCAGACGCTGAACAATCGGGGTGAAAATACTGCTACCGCGATGTTGGGCGGCGCGATCGCCGTCAAAGTCATGAACAACGATTGGACGCCCCCACGAGGTTTCGCGCATGACGCGTTCCCACGTCATGGTTTTTTCAGCGCTCCACCAGTCACCCATATGGGCCTTTCGGATGTGATACGCCACTGGCACACCGTCGTCGTCAATTTCCACCCCACCACGAATGTTCAGCATATCGAACATCTGCTGCGGATTACTTAACCGGTCAGGATCAATAATCTGTATGGTTGTCGCATAACGCGCACGTCCATGGCCAAGCCTGTCGGTGCGGTATTGCAGAATGGCCAGCGCGTCGCCGTCCACCAACTTATGCCGGAAAGCCAAACGTAGCATCTGGGACACCGTTTTTTTCCGCTCCACATCGCAATAGCGGCCTGGGTCATTTGCCCATGTGCGCCAGGCAGCCTCTACGGCGCGCCCGTATTCATCGGCCCATTTGGCATCAAAAGATTTCAGGCCCGTTTGCATACTAAGTGCGCGATAATCCACTTTGGCGATCGGACGGAAGTTTGCTCCGACAGCATTGTCCAGAATTCGGGTTACGCTCCCCGATGCCCAGCCGTCATTACGTGCCATGTCACGGACGCGAGAAACAATGCGGTCGCGGTAGATATTGACTTCGTTATCCGGAGACCAAAGTGCGGGCTGCCAGTTAGCCATGGCATCGCTGAATGAGTCTGCGGCATCGTACGGCACGCGGCCGGAGCCGTTCAGCATAGACGCTCGGCTATTCGAGGGCGGCAGTGGTCGCCCGTTGGGACCAAGTATCCTGACTTCTCCGCTTTTCATCAGTACCGAAACCTTAACGTCCTGCGCGGACGCTTAACGATGCCCAGTTGGGCCTGCAGAAGTTGGATAAGTGCCATTAGCTGACCGATGTCGGTTTGCTGATAACTCACCGAACGGGTCCCGTCGCCCTGCGCATACGAGAATGCAACACCTTTTGCGCCGGACGACAGCTCTAAATAAGCCTGCTGGGCCGCCGTTAGCGCCGCCGTCAGCTGGTCACGAGTCAGCATGCCAGCCAATAAACTGGAGTTGGGATCGAACATAGGATTCCTTTTTATGTAGCTAGGCGTTTATGCAGGGGTTTGCGCTGAGGTTTTTCGGGTTCAGTAATAATGACGCCGGGTAAGCGTAGGTCCTGTTTTTCTTCAGGTTCCGGTGTTGGAGGCAATAACGTATCCGGGTTATTTTCCAAAGCTATCGCTTTGGCGTTTAATTTAAGACCAGAGTGGAACAGACCACATAAAGCAGCATAGGCGTATACTCGGCAGTCTAGCGCCTCGTTGGCTTTGCCAGGCGGAAGTTCCCAAACGCTGTAACGCTGCCCAGCAGCCTCTTTCATCACTAACCGTTCGGATGTTAACTGAGTGAAATACCCCATATCTCGATCTGTTGAGAAATGCATATAACCAGGGCCGGGTTGTTCGATATGCAAGCGGGATCGAATGGAGTCCTTTGCGGAGTTAACGCCCAGAATGATCGGCCTGAATTTCGCACGAGTTTTCGAAGTCGGGCGCTTATTCGGCCAGATCGGTGAACGTTTACCTACCGTGGCGGATTCGCCTTTAATCGCCCAAATTCTTCGCCCCAGCCTTTCCTGTGAAAACTCATACACCTTTTGCGTATGACTGCCGCCGGAGTCGTGACATGCGGCCATGATTGTAAAACCGCGACCGTCAGCCCGGCGCCATATCTGTTTGAGGTAAGCATCCAAACGTAGCCAGGGTTCAGCAGTTTCTAGATCGCCTTCAATTACGTCGAACGCAACAGACCAGCTTTCCTCGTCTTTACCCCACCCCACCACCTCAACCTCGAGCCTGTCATTCTGGGTATCGATACCCGCTGTCAGAACAGCTACGCCTTCCGGCACTTCGGCACTGAACACCTCGCGACGGGCCAGCAGTACGTCAACGGGAAGACGTTTGCCATAATTTGGTCGATGTGGCAGCCCCATTTGGGTATTCCACCACGCTAGTTCTTTATCGGGATCGCCTTTGGCTTTCAGATACTTCTCAGCGATATCCGCCGGTTTATCTTTTTGCCATGGGCTGAACAGTTTCGACGCTTGGAATCCAGCGTGAATGTTGTCGACTGCCAATTTTCCGCAATCAGGACACACAACACGATGCACAGCATGTCTTTCAGACGCTGACCACATCCAAACTTTACTAACCGCTGTAGCATCATCAGCATGCCAGGCCTGCTCATAGATATTAAGTGGAACATGTCGGGCACCACAGCATTCAAAAGGTTTTGTCTGATGCCACTGGATTGTTCTCAATGACCGCAGCCTGTCCCCCTCAGACCATCCTGCTCCGCAGCTTTCGCAGTGAATCATTGCTTGTTTGGTGTGGTGTTTATCACCTTCTGACGGCCAGTGAATGTGCTTAAAAAAATCCGGAAACTGACGGTGTCCACAATGCGGGCATACCACCGATGCGCGACGCTGGTCAGAATCTTCATAGCTTGCCGCGATCCGGCTTTCATCTTCCACCGTCGGTGAGCAGGCACGAACAGAAAGCCAATTCAGACCGAAGGTGGCTGTTCGCTCTTCTGCAAGTGTGATCGGATCACCCTCACGGGTGATGGGATATTTATCCACCTCATCCGCCAGTAGCACTCGGATAGGGCGGCGTGCAAGGTTATCAGGACTACCTGCACCAGCTAGTGCCAGAAATCCACCAGTAAACGATTTATAGAGCAGAGTTTCTTTTGAACTCTTCTGTTTATTACCACCGATCAGGTCGCGCAGCACTGGGGTTACACGCACCAATGGTGTGATGCGTTCTTTTGAAAACTGCTCCGCCGCGTCTTCTTTGGGCTGGAGAAGCAACATCGGACACGGATCGAGATGCGCAAAATAACCGAACAGATTTTCAAGCAGAGCTGTCTTCATTAACTGTGTGCAGCACATCACTGTGATGATATGAACACCTGATTCCGTTGCGGCGAGCATCGGGCCTCGGGCGATTTCAACCGTTTCAGTCTCCCAGTCGCCGGATGTGCTACCCGCTTCTTTCGCGAGCTTGCGATAACGGTCTGCCCAATCCGGTACGCTGATACGCGGCGGAGGCATCCAGCCTTTCCTTATGCTGCTTAAAAGTCTGTCACGTTTCGTCTGTATTAAATTCAGGCTCGCCGAGTCCGGAGATGTGTTTATGGACATGTTCGATTAACACCTCGGTCATTCTGTCGGCTGGGACGTCCAAGTCAGCAGCCATCAGGGGGGCCACCCTCGACGGCCAGTTCATCCAAGCGTCACGCTGCTGGCGAAAAGCCGCGAATAGCACAGATTCAGCAACGGAGAGCTCGACCAGTTGGCCATCCTCTTTCTCAAATTCGAGCTTTGTTAAAAGTGCCAGATAGTTTTCTTTTACCCTGCTGGCCTCTTCACGTGTCATCTCCGCACCGGTCGCCAGCATGATCTCTTTGACCACCTCTGCGGTAGTTGAGTCGTCTTTAGCTCTGGGTTCTGCTTTGGCTATTTTCTTTTTTACCGCGTTCTGAGTACGTGGATCTTTTCCATCGCGCAGAGTCGCTAGAGCCTTGTCACTAGCTTCAGCATCAATGAGATTGCCCTCGAACACGATGTATTTTCCTGCTTTAACCCACCGGCCAATCGTCTTGCGATCGACACCGGCGTGCTTCGCATATTCAATTTGCGTCATCGTTGTCAT